GTTCCTGCTACGAAGTTGATGGGATTTTCTAAGCCTCCACCACCGGCACCAGCTGCTTTTTGAACTGTTATATTTACATCTTGTCCTGTCTTCGTTATTGCTCCCAAATCAATAGATACATCATCACCTATTAGTATTCTTTTAGGTGTTAGTTTCTTTTGGGTTGTAACCACCTTGCTGAACTCCTCCGGTATGAGATAACCGTTCATTGTAACACTAAATGTGGTTTTTATAATTCTTTCTTGATTTATATTTATTTCACTAGCATCTGTATAATTGTCTATCTGTGTTCTAAACTTAAACTTACCATCTTCCCCCCAATAAGCACCTTCTGAATAAATTAATTTTTCAACAATGGAATTCATTTGTTCCGTATATGAAGTCCATATGACAAAATCATATGAAAGTTTTACATAATCAGGAACAGGTACTGCGTATAATTCTCTGGTAGGGTTTAGTCCCTGTTGAACAGAAAATTTATCATATCTATTTTTATCCGAGTATTGTTTTTGAAAGGTATATTGTAGCTGTGGGTCCTGTGGGTTTAACTTATCGACAGTCAAATCATTATCTTTTTCTATTGAAGTTCTTTTGAATGCAATAAGAGGAATTATTAATTGTTTTTTATTATCGTATAGGAAACCTTTTTTCTGAACCATCGACCATCTTTCAGGGTTTGCATACATAATCGGAACTTTAATGATTTCACCATTTTCTGCAACTTGTGGTTTAATGACATTATTGAAATAAAACATAATTGTTGCATCTATATCGGTTAGACCAATTGAAAAGTTTTTTACTTCATCATCGTTTCTAGATCTTTTAAAACCACGATTAAAATCTTTTCTTCTTGAACGTGGTATTGGTTTTTCACGAGCCATTAAATACTCCTAACTCTTTCTATTTGTACAGAACTTTTTCTCACTAAAAAGGATGTTGCTACAACCGAATAATTTTGTTCAAACATACCACCAATCAACTGGTTCTCATTTATTGAACCAATCTCAAAATATCCGTAGTTCCAATCTATTAAATCACCTATTTCTAATACCATACTAGCATCTATAAAAGATTGTCTCAAAAATGAGAATTCTACTGTCTGTCTATTATCAACACTAAAGTCATCCTGATTATAATCGAAATCTGATGCATTTATTAGACAATTCATCTGAACACCATTTTTGTAAACTTTGTTACCACCAGCAGCTTCACCATACATGTTAGTTGCAGATTCCTGCAGTGATGGTTTATAGATGACTACTTCCTGATTAATAATACCATCTTTACTATTTTTCTTATCACCAACAAGCTCTTTTGTTATTCTTGTTATAAGGTCGACGTCCTTTTGAGGTAAAAATCTTCCTGCCATTTTATTATCCTATGTAAATTGGGTACGGAACTTTCTGTAGTTTTTCTTGTAGATGTTGTGCTTCTTCCTTATCAGCTTCTAACAATGCTTTTCTACTTGTCTGTTCTAAAATTTCTCTTAACTGAGTCATTAACAATTCCTTCTCTGTAGATGCCTCTGTTCTTAAAGTATCACCATCTAGATTAACTTCTGAGTTTGGTATGGGTAAAGATGCATATTTACTTCTTATAGTTCCTAATAATTCTTTGCATAAAGCCAAACCATACTTTTTTATCCATTGTTTACCGACATCGTTTATAAATTTAAACTCCATATTATCGTAAGGTGCGTTTGAAATATCAGAAACCACGCCGGTTGTTTTTCCTTGAGCAGTATTATTCCTATCATCTTTGAGTAAGTATTTGAAGTGTAATTTATAATTAGAAGTTGGGGGTGGAAAAATTCTTAGTTTATTATTTACCAACTCAAATGAATATGCAGACTTTCTTATTTGGTCGTTGAACTCTATCGCCTGTACTTTTAACAAATCTGCATACATCGGCATCATCATAAATTGTACTGCAGGTGAGTAATTACCCCATCCAAAATTATCTAACATATTATATGAACCATCTCCCGTACCAGCGTATGGATCGAAGTATCGAGTGATTGCCGGTGAACCTTCATAGAAAACTTTTCTAATTTCTATGCCGGAACCTGATTGTGCAACACTTTCACTTACTGTAGCCCATGCATTTAGGTCATAAACCTGAGAACCACTTACTATGTTTATTGAACCACTTTTAAAATCTATAGTTCCACCAACACCTGCCTCTGAACCATACTGTTCTGATAATTGTATAGTTCTACCAAAGGTTGGTGTTACCTTTGTATGTGTGATATTTGAACCTGTGGATTGTCCTTGTAAAGATAATATATTATCTTTGATATTAAATTGATTTACTTGTGCTGAGTATTCTGTAATTGCCTCTTCGTAACATGCATAGAATTGAACATCTTGTAATTCTATCGCAATTATAGGAAACCCTAATCTTTTTGCTGCCCAATTTGCAAACTTATCTACAGAGTGATTACCTGAACCTGAAAATTCAGTATCGCTATCGTAAAATCCATATGGTGTTTGTCCACTTGCAAATGAACTACTACCTGGCCAAATCGCTTCCATTATTTTCTCCTAAAAGATATACATATTCAATAATAAATATATAAGAAACAAAAAAAGGGGAAGTAAACACTTCCCCTTTTTAAGAATAAGATTAATTGATATTCAATTAAACTTGGTCGATGTCTGCAACAATGACTTTTCCATAGAATTCTGGACGGACCATCTTCTTTGCATATCGAGTCATTACTCCACGACGAGGTGTGAAGTTCTGAGGATCGTATACTAATGGAGTCATAATCATTGGTACATATGGAGCATATACAGCACCAGTTTCTAAGAAATTACTTCCTCTGAAACCAACAAGTATATCGTTGTTTAGCATGTAAGGGTTCTTATAAACAGTATATCTGTTATTGATTGAACCAACAGCTTCAACACCCATTGCATATGTCTTAGCAGATGCATCACCAGTGTTTGCTAGATATCCACTTACGGATTCTAAGATTGTAGCAGTTTCAGGTGAAACAACAACAAAATTAGCACCACCACGTAGTGTTTTCTGATGAATAGCATTAGAAACAGATTGTATCTTAATACCTAATGTCTGATACCAAGAAGACTTAGTATAAGCATTAGAAGCTCCACTTACTTGTGTCCAAGCAGGTGCACCTGTTCCACTTCCATCATACTCAAATCCAACCTTAGCTGACCAGTAAGCTGTTTTAGCAACTGCATTCAAGTGTAACATATCAAGGATTTCTAAATCGATTTCCATTGCGATGTATTCACTTAACATTGCTGTCAACTCAGCTTCTGCATCGACAGAGTGATAAGCATTAAGGTCTTGAGCTAACTCAGGAGTCCATACTGCTTTCAACTTACGAGTTTTAGCAACAATTGGAATTGATCTTAACTGAATGTCTACTTCAGGAATCTGTAAATCATCTGCAGCAGCTGGACCAGGTACGGTGAATGAACTTTGTTCGAAATCACCACGTGCGGTCGCAGTTGGCTGTTGATGATAAAGCACAGATGCTGTAGCAGTTGAGTTCAGTATAGTAATGTTATCATCAGCAGAATGTGTTTCACCGTGTTGTACTATAAAAGATACATCACCATTTGCAGCGATACTTGTATACTGAGGGAAAATAGCATCAATAAATGAACCACTTACTTCCCAAGCCTTAATACCTTCGGTATCAGGATTGGTAAAAGCATCTGAATCAACTGTTAACTTAGATAAGTTACCAGCGGATAAAGAAGCACTCAAATCTGGTTCAAATTCTAACTCTTTCCATGTCGGGTGTGTTACTGTGAATACTGCATTCGCAACAGCAGAACCTGACAACTGAATTGCAGTTACTTTATCGTTAATTGAATATCCAGATTTACCAGCTCCGTAAAGACCTACACCGCCCATTACGCCATATCCAGTAAGGCGCGCAGCTTGGTTAAGGGAGCTTTCAGGCTTAACAGGGGCAGGCTCTGGCTTTGCTTTAGGCGTCGGCTTAGGTTTAGGCTTAGGCGCGACCCGCCTACTGCCACCTAACGCACTTGGCTCGGTAGCCTTAAGAGTAGCCGCCGCTTCCCGCGAGGGGGCTTTTCCGCGAC